GGGGACCTCTACGGGGGTCCCCCTTTTTTTCATAGGAGACATCAATGGCAGTTCAAGACGCCACCGCCGTTGCTTCCGCGGTTGATACCTTGCTCGAAGCTGCGCGCATGGTTCGCCAACCGTCCACGCCGGGCGTAGTCTCGGCCATCGCAGCAGCCGCCGGCCTGTTATACGTTATGTATGAGGCTGACACCATCCACACCGTGGGTGGGAGCCTGGCTGACGCCCCCGCTCTGAAGGCCGACCTAGAGGCCGCCGTGCGGGCTGCTCGTGGCCTATCCGCTACTCCCGACAGAAACTTCGGTGGCGACACGGGAGTCCTTGACGGCACGACTGACGATGTGCTGCAAGTCGGATTCGTGTTTGAGGTGACGGACGATACCGACACCACCGATGGCGTCCTGGCGACCGCCAAGGGTACCGCCCCGGCCGCGGGCGATCGCTTCCTGGTCACCGCTGTAGATACGTTTGCCGTAGATTTTATCGGCGACGGCAGTCCGTCCGGTAGCGAATCTCTCGACCCCGCCGAGTGACCTGAGGTGGCCTCCGGGCCACCGCCTCGCCTCCCCGGCTCAGCCGGTAGATCTACCACCTCACCCAAAGTTTAGGAGAACCTTATGGCATTCCCGAACCTCACGGTGGGCCCCCAGAGCGAGCTGGACGCCGTCAACCGGATGTTGTTCAGCATCGGTGCGCGCCCGGTGAATTCCCTCGAGGGGGTCCTACCGGTAGACGCATCGCTCGCCCGCCAGGTTCTCCACGACTCCAGCCGCGAGATCCAGAGCGAAGGCTTCTCCTTCAACCGTGAGTTCCGCTACCCGCTGGCCAAGGACGAGAACGACCGCTTTCCGCTTCCCGCCACGGCACTGTGGGTGGACCCGACTCACGACCACCGGGACTTCGTGGAGCGCACCGATAATGGCACGCGCTTCCTGTATGACCGCGAGGAGCATACCTTCGAGATGCCCACCGTGGCCTCCCCACTCAAGGTGGACGTCATCTTCTTCCTGGCATTCGAGGAGTTGCCCGAGCCGGCTCGGCAGTACATCGCAGCCGTTGCCGGCCGTCGGTTCCAGCAGGGCCGGGTCCAGGACGACACGCTCTTCCGCTTCACCGCGAATGACGAGCTAGAGGCCCAGCGGAAGCTGTCCAAGTTCGAACGCCGGACCCGTGATCGCAACTGGTTCCGCAGTGGCGCCCGCACATCCCGCATCGTCCGCCGCCGCGTCGGCGTGCTCCCGCCTCAATTCTGATCGAACCCTCCGGAGGCTCATATGCCCTTGATTTCCGAGCAATTGCCTTCGCTGGTGCAGGGCATCTCGCAGCAGCCGGCAGCCCTCCGGACGCCCGACCAGGTGGAGGATATGGTCAATTGCGTGTCCGCCCTGACAGGCGGCGTGCGCAAGCGGCCGCCCTTCAAGTGGCTCGCCAAGATCCTCGACGAGTTCGGCGACCCGGCGAAGACCTTCTTCCACCTGTTCCGGACATCCACCGGTGACGCCAGGCTGCTGGTGATCGAGCCGGGCGGCGTGATCCGGCTGTGGGACGTGGATGCTGGCGCGCAGATCTCCGTCCAGATCCAGCCCAACGTCGGTACCAGCTACTTTGACACGCCCAATCCCGCCGAGGACCTGCGGGCCACCACGGTGGCAGACTACACCTTCGTCCTGAACCGCACCGTGGTTCCGCAGATGGACTCCGTGGGGGCCGACCTGGTTGCCCAGGACCCCTTGTTCTTCTGGCTCAACCGTGTTAGCCCCGGCGACGATGGGCACATCGAGGGCGGCCAGTTCCAATACGAGCCCAACCTGAACGGCATCCTCGTGGGGACCGTCCAGGACTTCCAGGACCTCCCCGACACCCCCAGCGATGGCGACATCCACGAGGTGGTCGGCTCGACCCAGAACGACTTCGCCACGCACTTCGTGAGGCGTACATCGGGCTCCTGGGAGGAGACCGTGAAGCCCGGACTCCGGAACCTCTTCGATGCCTCAACGATGCCTCACGCTCTCGTGACGGCTCCCACGACGGCTCAGTTCGGCCGCTTCTCGTGGGAGCCCCGGCGGGTCGGCGACGATGGCTCCAACCCCCACCCGAGCTTCATCGGTAGAACCATCAACGACATCTTCTTCTTCAAAGGCCGGCTCGGGTTCCTGGTGGGCGAGAACATCGTCGTGTCGGAGTTCAACAATTTCGGCAGTTTCCACCGGAAGACGGTGCTGGACCTCCTTGAGACAGCGCCTATCGACGTGGCCGTCAACGAGAGCCAGGCCTCAGAGCTGCAGTTCGCCCTCCCGTTCAACGTGGGCCTCATGGCCTTTGCGGAGCGCGGGCAGTTCCGCGTGGGCAGCGGCGACGCCCTGACGCCCTCGGTGGTGTCGATAGACCTCGCCACGCGCTTCGAAATGGACAACGTCCGGCCCGTCCACGTCGGGAACGATGTGTACTTCGTGACCACGTCCGGCGAATCCTCGGCCGTGCGCGAGTACTTCGTGGAGCAGGACACGTTCCTGACCACGGCGGCCAACATCACCGGCCACGTTCCCAACCTGATCCCCCGTGACGTCCGGGCCATCGCGGCGGCGCAGAAGGCGGAGACGATCTTCGTGCTCCCGAAGCAGCCCAGCGACAATAGCAGCATCTACGTCTACCAGTTCTTCTGGGAGGGCAACCAGAAGGTGCTGTCGTCCTGGAAGGAATGGAAGATCGGTGACACCCACGCCATCCATCACGTCGGCGTGTTGGGCTCGACCCTTTACGCAGCCATCGAGCGGGCCGACGGGACGCACATCGAGGTCCTCGAGGCCGGCGCGAGTCTGAAGCCTGAGAAGTCGGAGATCTTCCTGTTCGCGGACCACATGGTCATGCTCCCGGCGGCCGACGCCACCTACGACGGCGTCACGGACAGCACGACGTGGACGACGCCCTACGACGCTACCACCCTGGCGGACCCTGTGCTCATCAAGACCACCGACTTCACCGACGGCGGCGCGCGCTTCGCGGCCTCCCAGGTAAACATCGTGGAGGGCTTCGTGACCGTCCACGGGAACCACGCCGACAAGGCCGTGTACTTGGGCGAGAACTACCTCCAGAGCTTCACACTCTCTGAGCAGTTCGTCCGGGACCGTCAGCAGCAGGCCGTGAACACTGGTCGCCTCCAGTTGCTGTCACTCCTGGTGTCCTTCGAGAAGACGGATTCGTTCCGCACGGTGGTTTATCCCTACGGGGAACCCGGTGGGATAGTTGACACGACGATCTTCACACCCGGCCGGACCCTTACGACCCAGCAGGGTAATGACTTCATTCTGGACTCCCCCGTGGAGACCACCGGGGACGTCGAGGTCGGCCTCATGGGACGCTCGAAGGACCTTCGGGTCACCATCGAGAACGACCAGCACACCCAGGCCACCTTCACAGAGATGGAGTGGTCAGGTAACTACGTCACCCGCACGAGGAACATCTGATGCCAACCGTCCGTAAAGCCCGCCGATGCGACTGCGTGCGGATCGGCATCCACCTACGTCAGAGCGACCGGGTGGAGCTGACCCGTGCCGGCCAGGGTGGTATGCCCTGGTGGGACGTGCTCATGCACTCGCGGGATCTAAGCTCCGTCGCGTGGACGGTGCTGGACGACGAGGGCCTGCCGTTCGCCATGTTCGGCGTGGCCCCGGACCCCTCCGTCGAGGGCGCCGGGCTCGTGTGGTTTCTCGCCACCGACGAGCTGGCCGAGAACCAGATGTACGTCGCCCGGCACTCCCGCCGCTATGTGGACGAGATGAACGAGATGTATCCCGTCCTGCACAACTACGTCGACGCGGAGAACCTGACCAGCCTCGGCTGGCTCGGGTGGTGTGGCTTCGGGTCCCTCGGTGACGTCTTCATCAACGGACACCCTTTCGTGCATATCTACAGGAGCAGTGAGCAATGTGTGACCCCGTAACCGCCACGCTGGCTCTGACCGCCACGACCGCGGCTGTGGGCTCATTCAGCCAAATCCAGGCGGCGAAGAACCAAGAGGCTGCCGTGGAAGCCGCCTCCGCCCAACAGGCCGAGCAGATCGACGACGCGGCCTCCCAACAGGCCAACGAGGAGGCCCGCCGGGCTCGCCGGGAACAGGCGCGAATCCGCCTGGCAGCCGGCGGCGCCGGCCTAAGCCTCCAGTCCAATTCCGTGGCCGCTCAGGTCTTGGACTCCGTCAAGCAGTCCCAGAACAGCCTGACCGTCAATGAGCGGAACCGCGACAACCGCCAAGCGGGTCGCCGCTCCCGCACGGCCTCCGAGCTGAACGCCGTGTCGCGGCCTTCCCTCCTTCAGGCCGGGCTCCAGATCGGATCCTCGACGACCCGGCAAGCCGCCAACCTCGGCGTGATCGGCCCCTCCAACTGACACAGGTGATCCATGCGTGAACAACGACTGCGCCCGACCCAACGCCAACAGGTGGACGTCCGCCCAGGCGGGGGCCAGCTCCAGGTCACGCAGCCCCTACGGGTTCGTGGCGAGCGTCCCGCGTCCGCTGAGGTCGCCGAGGCCCTCGGGCTCGCAACGAACATCGCCACGCCCCTGGCCCAGGAGGCCGAACGGCAGAACGCCGCTGACGCTCTGGCAGCTGTCGAGAGCGGTGAGATTGAGTCTGTCGACGATATCGACCAGGGGATCTTCGGGTCCCCGGCGTTTCGCCGGACTGCGAAGCGCGCCCTGGGTAACAAGCGCCGGATCGAGTTTGAGCAGCAGCTGCTCCAGGAGGTGGACGAGTTCCGCCGCGGGCAGCCTGATCTCGAACCGGACGAGCTGGACGAGTTCATCAACGGCCGGATCGGCGAGTTCCTGACGGACCCCGAGACTGGTGAGATCCGACCCGTGCTCGACGACGCCGACGTCCTGAGTTCCGTGGTGCCCCGACTCGAGCGTGCCCGCACGCAGATCCTCAACGGGTTCACCGAGCAGGTACGCGAGGAAACGCAGACGGAGGTCGAGGGCGCCGTCATTCGGCAACATGAGGCCGACTTCAAGGCTACCGGTGAATTCGACCACCAGGCGTTCCTGGACGACGTCCGGGACGTGTCCCGCAGTGGTGCCGAGGCCAACGCCCTGGCCCTACGGACCCTCGGGGCCCTCGCGATTGAGAACGGCCGCCCGGACCTTCTTGAGAACGTCCCCGACAGCCGCCCGGACGGCACGCCCAGCTTCAAGTTCGCCCTCCGGGACCAGTTCCGGACCGCACTGACGCAGGCACGCAACGCCCGCGACAGGCTCGAAGCCGAAGCGGCCCGTGAGCAGGCCCAGGAGCAGAAGGCCCTTCAGGACGCCAACGCCCGTAGCCTGACCGTCCGCGCCATCAGCGGAGACCAGTCGGTACTGCAAGATCTACAGGTCCTCGGGGCTTCCGGCGGGCTCCGCGGGGAGCAGATTCGCACGGTCAACTCGTTTCTCCAGACCCGTATGGGTCAGATCGAGTCCGCCGGCGTAAACAACCGCGCCATCACCCAGCTCGAATCAGAGCTGCGCCTGGGCATCCACCAGGGGCAAGAAGGGATGGACGAGATCGCCTCCCTACAGGCCTCCGGCGCCCTCGGCTCTGGCGACGAGATGGAGACGAACGCTCGAAACCTGTTCAACGCCCTGGAGGACGGTGAGCGCCGAGCAGCCGCCCGAGAGGAGTCGTCCAACCGGGCCACCCGGATGCTCGACAGCAACATCAACGACATCTACGGCATCTCCGGGCCCATCTCCGACCTCACCGGGAACCAACGCATCCTCGCGGCTCAGGCCGTGTCCCTCAAAGAGGAGCTGATCGAGGAGGCCGGTGGTCCTGGTGAGATCGACGTGGCCAAGGCCCGCGAGATCCAGCGCCAGGTGCAGTCAACCATCCCCATCAATCCGACCGTGGGAGGTGACAGTGATCTGTCCCTTGCGCCCCTGTTCGGCGTCGAGACCGACGTCGACGGGTTCTCTGCCGAGGCCCGCGTGCTGCGCCGAGCTGTAGAGACGGGCGACATATCGGCCCTTAAAGGCCGTTCAGGCAACGCCACCCGGCTCCAGCGGGCCGTAGACGCCGGGGTGATAGACGCGGAAGAGGCGAACGCCCTAGCCGAGAAACTACTGTAACCGGAGAGAACTATGGCAACGGAAGACCGCTTCAATCCGCCGCGCTCCAACGCCCTGCAGCGGCTGCAGGAGCGTGAGCGGGAGGAGCAGCAGGAGGACGAGATCACACGGGAAGCCTTCCGGCAGGTCCGTGACCGTACCTCCCGCACCGTTCCGTTCATTCAGGACGAGCCTACCCCCACGCCCGCCGAGCAACAAGAGGCGGCTGAAGAGGACGGCCGCAGCCTCTTCGGTGACGTGGGGCTCTCCGCCCTGTCAGGCGTGGCCCGCGCCATCAACGAGAACGTCCAGATCCTGTCGGACTTGGATGAATTCATCGACGCCAACTTCACCGAGGCCTTCGGGGAAACCGGCGGGCAGGCGGCGCGTCTCCTGATCCCAGGCCTGGGCCCCGCCGCGCAGGCCGCCGGGGACCTGGATGATGCAGACATCGAGCTGCCGACCACCGAGTCTGAGACTCTCCCCGGCGCTCTGACCCAAGGCATGGCTCAGTTCATCACCGGCTTCGCCGGGGCCTCGAAGCTCACCGCCGGGGTCAACTTTGGCCGTGGCGTACTTGGGGGCTTCACCCGCACGTCCGTGAACAGCGCCCTCGCCGATGCCACCGTCTTCGACCCGCACGAAGCCCGGCTGTCCGACCTGGTCAACGAGTTCCCGGCGCTGCAGAACCCCGTCACGGAGTTCCTGGCCGCGGACCCTGAGGATGGCGAAATCGAGGGGCGGCTGAAGAACGCCCTCGAGGGGCTCGTGGTGGGTACGCTCGTCGAGCCTTTTACCCTGGCTCTCCGGGGCCTCCGGAATTCCCGGCAAGCCAAGAAGGCCGCCAAGGAAGCGGCCCTGGCCGAGGAGCAGAACCTCAACATCGACGTCCGGGAGGAACCGGACATCGAACCGGACACCGCTGGTTCCCGTTCGGGCACGGACGCCCCGGAAGACGCGGCTCCACGGGCGGATGATACTGCTCGGGAACCGGAAGCCCCCAACGGGACCCGGCGGGTCATTGACATCAACGTCCCCGAACAGGCCCGAGCAGCCGTCAGGGTCGACAAGGGAGACGCCGATGCATTCGCGGACCTGGTTCGGGAAGGTAACCTCAGCGACGCTGCAGATCTCATCGACTTCAACCCCAATCGGATTGATTGGGAATCCCTCGAGGACCCCGAACAAATCCGGCAGCTGCTGAACACCACGTCCGAGACTTTCGACGACCTGATCAATAGCGCCCGCGGGGGCGACGAGGGTGTCCAAGCGAACGTAACCACAGAGCGGTTAGCATCCTTGGTAGGCATCTCCGCCCGCCGCGCCGACAGCTTGTTCCGCTCTGTGCGGGAAGGCGAAGGTATGGCCGCCCGGATGCTCGCCGCTGAGCGGACCCTGCTGGCGTCCACCGAACGGCTGGCGCAGCTCGCCCGCCGCGCTGTCGGCGGGAGTGACGCAGACGAGATCGCTTTCCGGGAGCACGCCGAACTTCACATCGCTCTGCAAGCGGAAGTGAAGGGCACTCAGACCGAGGTGGCCAGATCGCTGCAGATCCTTAATCGAGTTCGCCAGGGCCGCGGTGCTCAGGCGATTGATGACCTGGACCAGGACATTCAATCACTCATCCGATCAGGCCCCAAAGGGAGTATCCGTGATGTGGCCCGGAAGGTGGCCGAAGCAGGTGGTGACGCCCGTAAGATCAACAACTTCGTTCGACGGACCCGCTTCCAGAAGTTCCGAGATGGTTTCCTGGAGATATTCATCAACGGCCTGCTATCCGCGCCGAAGACCGTCAACCTCAACAACCTGTCCAACACCCTGAAATTCGCGGACGGTATCGCTGAGCGGTTCCTTGCGTCCGGCGTTGGCGCTGTCCGGCGCGGCCTAGGTCAACAAACCCAGCGTGTGCGCATCCGAGAGACCAACGCCTTAGCCCATGGAGCCGTAGAAGGCCTCCGTGACGGCTTCTTCATCACCGGCCGGGGCCTCCAGGCCGCCGGCCAGGCCGCCCGGCAGTTCGCCCGGATGGACGTGGGCGGCGCGAAATCCCTGCTCAAGGATAACGCCGAGGAATTCGGTAACGTCTGGCGTGCCCTCGGTGACGGCGCCCCGATGCTGGACTCCCGGCAGAAGGTCGAGGTGCTCGAGCGCCGCGCCATCCAAACGACTCCGGAACAGGTTGAGCAAGTATTCGGCCGTGCCGGTGTCCGGGGGCGCGGAGCTGGCTGGGTGGCCAACGCCTGGAACCTCTTCGGGGGAACCGTCCGGCTCCCTGGCCGGGCCGTCCTGACCTCCGACGAGGTGTTCAAGAACGTGGCCTACCGGCAGGAGCTTCAGGCCCTGGCTCTCCGCCGGGCCGAAGAGTCTGCGGACAATTTACAACTCCGCGGCACCGAGCGGCGGAACCACATCGCCAATGTCATGGACGAGACGCTCCGAGATCCGCCCGAGGACCTGAAGTTGGGGTCGATGAATTTCGCCCGCTACCAGACCTTCCAGGAGGAGCTGGGCCGGTTCAGTAAGAGCGTGGAGAACTTCGCGTCCCAACATCCGGGGCTGCGCGTGATCTTCCCGTTCATTCGGACCCCCGCCAACATCATGCGGCAGACGCTCCTCGAGAGATCCCCAATCGGACTCCTCCGGGCGCAGATCTGGAGAGATATCCGGCAAGGCGGTCCCGAGGCCGACCGGGCCGTCGCCCGGCTGGCGTTGGGAACGACGACGTTCGCCACCGCTGTGATGTTTGCCGCCGAGGGGAAGATCACCGGCGGTGGTACGGTCAACACAGATCGCTCCCGGAATACCGAGGATCTCGACAACATCCCGCCCTACTCACTACGCGTCGGCGACCAGTGGATTCAGTACAACCGTCTGGAGCCGCTGGGCATGCTGATGGGGCTCGCGGCTGACACCGTCGACATCGCCAACTTCTTCGACGAAGGTGTCGACCCGATCAACAACGACACGGAAGATCGGCTCGGTGAGGCGATGGTTATCGGCATCTCCGCTGTGTACCAGAATGTCATCAACAAGACGTACATGCAGGGCGCCGCAGACCTGCTGGCCTTCGCCCGTGACCCCAAGCGTAACATGAGCGCCGGAACCCGACAACTGGCGACGTGGATTCAGCCCTTCAACTCCTCGCTGATCCGCAACCTGGCGGCCCATGAGGACCCCGTGGCTCGTGAGGCCTTCGGGTACATCGAGCATATCAAGTCCAACATCCCCGGTTTGAGTGAGGATCTTCCCCCGGCCCGCGACTGGCTGGGTGACCCTATTCCACGCGGTCAGGGCCTGGGCCCAACGTGGCTCAGCCCGATCCGTATGGAGGAGGAGCCGACCGACCCGCTCCGGAAGAAGATGGCCGAGCTGGCCTTCGAGTTCCAGATGCCCTCCAAGTCCGCCGCCGGCGGCCTGAAACTGACGGGCCCGGAGTACAGCCGGCTGCTCGAGATCCCGAAGGAGCTGGGCATGCAGGAGGCACTGCGCAACGTGGTGCAGGACGATGGGTTCAACAACCGCCCCGAGGGTCCCAAGGACATCCCTGGGACGCAGGCATTCATCATCTCCGACATCGTCAGTGACTTTCGCGGGCAGGCAAACGCTCTGCTCGAGGCGGAAGCCCGTGACGGTAAATGGCCCAGCCTCAAAGAGAAGTTAGAACGTCAGGACCAGCGAGACGCTGGCGTACTCGACCCATTGACCCAGGAGTGACCCCATGGCCTTCGCACGCTCAACGTTTATAGGAGACGGCGCCACCGGCACATTCGCCATTACGTGGCCCTTCCTGTCGCGGCAGCATGTGAAGGTCGAGGTCAATGGGCTTAACCTGCTCCCGACGGAGTTCTCGTTCGTCAACGACTCGACGATCAAGCTGAAGAATGTCCCGCAGCAGGACGACGTAGTCGTGATCTTCCGGGAGACCTCTCCCGCGAATCGACTCGTCGACTATGCTGCGGGCGCTCAGTTGTCGGAGAAGGACCTCGATACCGACTCCCTGCAAGCGTTCTACCTGCACCAGGAGGCGCAGGATATATTCGACGACTTCGTCAACCGGGCCCTCCAGCGCGTCGCTGAGGGCGCCGGCCTGGACGTGACGGACGCCTCGGAGATCCTGGACCAGATCGCCAACGAGGTGATCAACAGCGACCTGGCGAACGAGCTGCAGCAGCGGATCGCGGACATCGACCTGAATGCGCAGAACGTCCTGGACAACCTGAACCTCCTGAACGTCGAGACGAATGACCGGATCTCGGCGGACGGCAACCTTCAGACGCAGATCAACACCCTGGCCGACGCGACGGCTGGGACGGTTTTCGTCCAACCCGAGGAGCCGGTTCCGGGAGTCGACGGGGTCCCTGATCCCATCCCTGACAACGCCCGGTGGTTCGATTCGGACGACAACAACAAACCGCACGTCTACGACCAGGATAACCTCGTTTGGATTTCTACCGAGGATCCAAGGATTGCTCAGAACCAGGCGGACATTTCAAATTTGTCGGTCAGCCTGAGCGGGGACATCGCGGCCAACGCTGACGCTATCTCCGTGCTCGACACGACGGTGACGAACCTCGATGGGGCTGTGACGTCCATCAGTCAGGACCTGACGACCCTCGAGTCGACGGTGGACGACCCCAGCACGGGCGTGGCCGCCAATGCCTCGGCGGTGGATTCCCTCCAGACCCAGGTGTCCGCCAACGACGGCGAGATCCAGGCCAACGCAACGGCCCTGCAAATCCTCGGCGTGGTATCCCCCGACCAGACTGCGTTCATTCTCGACACCAACACCGTCCGGCTCGACACCGATACTGGAGACACACTGGCAGCCCGGTTCCTAGCTCTTACGGCCGCCGATGCCGACAACGCAGCCGCGATTACATCCGAGCAGAACGCGCGGATCTCGGCCGACGGCGCGCTGGCATCAGATATCGCGATCGTCCAGACATCCGTAGACGGCAACACTGCAGCCATCCAGACCAATGCGACCAGCGTCAACGGCCTGGAAGCTCAGTTCACGGTGAAGGTGGACGTCAATGGCCACGTCGCAGGCTTCGGCCTGGCGTCGAGCCCAAGCGACGATACCTCCGGCGGGCAGTTCTCGGAGTTCATCATCAACGCGAACCGCGTGGCGGTAATCGACCCCGGCAACGGTCTATCGGCCCCCATCAACCCATTCACCGTCCAGGACGGAACCGTGTTCATGCGGGACGTGGTGATCCAAAGTGCGCTGATCGAATCAATCGACGCAGGCCTAATCACTACTGGCGTGCTGAGCGCTGATCGGATCGACCTGGACGGCCTCACGCTGACGAACCAAGGCGGCCAGCTGGCGATAAACGCTGTTCCCGCCGACCTTCTGGGCGCTGGATTCCTCAGCTCAGCCATCACACTGTCCGCGGACGCCCACATCAAGGCGGGCCAGACGGCCTTCGACACCGGCTCCGGTTTCTTCATCGGGAAATCCGGCTCGAACTGGGTGTTCTCTTTCGGCAACGAGTTGACCCAGAAGAAAATCACTTGGGACGGCAGCAACCTTAACATCGTGGGTGGCCGCATCTTCGGTGGCGTGCAGTTGCTCCTGGGCGGGGGAAGTGGTAGCAGTTTCTCTACGTCTCAGGGCGGCCCAGTGACTTCGAACCTGTCTGTGACTGACTCCGGATTCATCGAGATCGGGGGCGACACTATCGAACAGTGGGTACGTGGCGAAAATCCCGAGAATTTCGAGTTTTTCTGTGAGGCCATCAGTGGCGACATTTTCGCCGTCGACACCGGAGACAGCGAGCCGCTGGAGCAATGGATCGGTTTTGACGACATCGGCTTCAGTTCCGCTATGCGATGGTTCGTCGATTCGAGCGGCGGAAACACTCGCACGGTTACTTTCCGTTTGACGGTACGGGACGGATCAACCTTCGAGATCCTCGAATCCGGGGAATATACCGTCTCGGCAATCTCCACCTAAACCCAACCGAGGAAGCCCATGAACCAGAACCAACCAACCGCCACCGAGACTATTGAAGCCCTGCAGAAGCAACTCGTGGAGGCCCAAGTCCAAGCCTACCAGGCCTCCCAGGCCAAGGAACGCGCTGACGAGCGCGTCAAGCAGATCCAAGCGGCCCTGAATGGTGTCCAGCTGGGTCAGAAGGCGTCCGAGGAGGTCGCCGAAGAAACTAGCGGTAGCGAGTCCGAATAAACTAGGAGAGACCCATGGCAATCACCAACGCGCAGCTCGCCCAGGCCGTCAACGACCTGATCGAGGAGTACCGGAACACCCTCTCCGACATCGGTGAGTGGTCGACCGGCGCCGCGGATGGTGGTTCCAACAGCGATGGGATCTTCCCGCTCCGGGATCTCGAGGGCGTCACCACGACGGCCAAATCTCCGTCCCGGCTCCAAGCTGACGCGGACTCTGCACTGAACGACGCCACTGGAGCGAAGAGTGGTGCAGAGGCCGCTCAGGCTGCCGCTGAGACCGCGAAGACGGGCGCCGAGGCTGCAGAGTCTGCCGCCCAGCTCGCCCGTGACGTTGCCATCAGCGAGCGTTCCTTGGCTGAGAACGCAGAGAGCGCCGCGCAGAACCACCGGAACATCGCCCAACTGTGGGCTGAGCGGGCGGAGGACGCCGAGGTGGAGCCCGGCTCCTTCTCGGCCCTCCACCACGCCGCCAAGGCGCTGGGTTTCCGGAACGAGGCCGAGCAATTCCGAGATGAGACGGAAGCCCTGGTGCCGGATGTGGATACCTCTGGGTTCACTGACAAAGACCTGGATGAGACCGTCACAGGCTCATGGACATTCAACGTGGTCCCAGGCGGTGTCGCTGCGGCATCGCACGGCCACGACTGGGGCGACCTGTCAGGTATCCCCTCGTTCGCCTCCCGGTGGCCTTCGTGGTCCGAGGTGACCTCGAAGCCATCGACGTTTACCCCGAGTGCTCATACTCACGTCGTTGCCGACATCGCCGACTTCGACCCCGCCGATTTTGTCCAGAAGGACAGCAACGTAAGTTTGAACCAGCTTACGTTGAACGATTGGGTGACAGCCCACCAGACCGCAGACTACCCGTCGACTGACACCATAGAGCTGCCGATCCGCGTCTGGAGCAACGAGGATGCTCCCGGAGCGATGACAGGCTTCGAGCTGTCCACCACGGAATCCACCGGCTGGACCGTCGGCGGGGTGACCATTCAAAACGAGTGGTGGTTCGCCATCGTGAGCGGAAATCTGACGCCTCGGTGGGCGCTGAACGCTTCAACCCAGGTGATTGCCCACGAAGGCGCTTCGTGGGACTACAACATGACCACGACGAGCTTCGGGGACACCCCCGTGTTCTCGATGGGGACCGCCGAGAACTTGAGCCACTCGCTCCTGACCGTTGACCGCCCATCTGACTTCTGGAACACAGCCCCAGGCGGCTTCATATCAGTCGCCGAGGGTAAAGGCTACTTGGGCCACAACGGCTCGCACCGGGTCGGCCTGTTCTCCAACGGCTACCGCAACAGCGCGGGTGGATTCACCTCGCTGGGCGTGAACGGGAACACAAAGGCGTCCGGTATTGAACTCGACCCCGACGGAACCGTTCTGCTCCGGGCAGGGACGCCCTCTGGAGTAACCGTCCCGGCCGTTGCAACCCTCACGGATAACCTTGCGTCAATCTTGGTGGACACGTCCGTTACGGGCGTTCTATCGGCATCGACCCGTCTTGATGTTATTCGTGAGACAACATCTGGTGATCCCGCAGCACGTTTCGGGCGCCTCACAAACCAGCACCTTGCTATTCATGGGGATCTTGAGGGAAATTTCCTGACGAGCCGCAGTGCGACGAACAACGGCAAGTTCTTCAGGCTCAACGCCACTACGGACGCTTCGGACACCGCACCATCTAGCGGTGACAACGGTTTTATCTTCAACATTCGTGGTCACGAGGAGGTCCGTTTCCGAAGCGACCAGAGGATGGAATTAGACCGCAAGGAAGCTTTTCGTTACAACGACTCGTGGCTCCGATTAAACCAAAATGGAGATTTCTCCAGCGGCACATACACGCCGGGCGTAATCCGAGCCGACGGCGGGTTTAATGTCGATGCCGGGGAGTTCAAGATCAACTCAGGGGGGCGACTTCAAACCCACCAACACGCTGATTTCACCTTCGGCATCAACGGCAGCTACAACGATCTTGTAACCGGCGACAACACGTTTGGTGCGTCCATCTGGGCCATCGGCGACGGTTTGGCTGGAACCAAATCCGGCCCCCACGGCGGCGTAATGGCGGGAAACGGCGGGTTTGGACTCGCCTGGTATAGAAGCGGTCACCAGGACTCCCGAAGTGATGCGAGGGAAGGACTCTACATTTTTAAGGCCGGATCCTTAAGGGCTGCCCTCGGTGAGGCTGCGGCCTGGTTCCAGAACGACGTCATCGCCTTCAGTGATGCCCGCCTCAAGGACGACGTAGAGGTCATCCCCAACGCCCTCGACCGGATCTCCCAGGTCCGTGGCGTGACCTTCACCCGCCTCGACAACGAGGACCAGGACCGCCGGCACACTGGCGTACTCGCACAGGAACTGGAGGCGGTGCTGCCCGAAGCAGTCACCACGGACGACGACGGATACAAGTCGGTCGCTTACGGGAACACTGTCGGGCTGCTGATTGAAGCCATCAAGGAGCTTAAATCGAGAGTTGAATCTCTGGAGGTGAGCTGATGGCCCTCCCCTCGTCCGGCAAGATCTCCCTCGGAGACATCCAGGCGGAGTTCGGCGGGAGCAATCCCGCCGCGATCTCCGAGTACTACGGCGCGGACTCGGGTGTGCCAACTTCGGGAACGATCTCCCTGAGTGACTTCCACGGCACGTCTGCCGCGCCGGACCCGGTGGTTGTCGCAATAACCGACCGGACCTTAGAGAACGGTGCTGACGGGTTCGTGGACTTCGACAACGAGGCGGGCGTCCGCTTCAACAACAACGGTACGCTCACGTTGTTCGTCGAGGTGTCCCAAGACACCACCAACGAGTGGTCCGCAGACGGCCCCCAAGACAGCGTGGGGACCCTGTACCAGGTCCGCGCAACCCTGGTGTCCGGCTCTGGACTCAAAGGCTCCTCACTGAACTCCTGGATCAACATCGACCTGGAGCCCAGGTGGTTCCTTGAGAGGAGCTCCGAGGGCGTCGACGATGCTGTCATCGACGTAGACATCCGCTTGAAGTCCAGCGGGGCCCTCCAGGACTCCGCACGTTACACCCTCCAATCTACTGTATCCGGCTCAGGATCCTAAAGGAACCCGACATGACCGAAGTAATCATCGGGGCCGTCTTCGCGGCCCTATTCGCCTATGCAGGCTACCGGGCCCTCCGGAACCGCAAGGACCGCGGCATAGATCCTCTGGACGTGCCGCGCTCAGAGAACTCAGGTTCGCTGGAGGGCGCCGTGCGCGCCGAACTCAAGCGCCAGCGCGGGGAGACCGACTCGTGATGCTCGATCCACACTCCATCTACGCTGCCCTCACCGGCCTCTTCGGAGCCGGGGCGGCCTGGGGCCACAGCCGGCAGCGCATCAACCACACCGAGGACCGAGTCGTCAAGGTCGAGGAGACCATCAAGACGCTCGAAAGCGATCGCCCTCGGCTGGCCGTGGTCGAGGCGAAGTGCGACATGATCCTCGCCAAGCTGGACAAGCTCGATGAGCGCCTCTAACCACGTCCGCGAGGAGGACCTCCGCGCGCTCGCAGTGGAGGCCGTTGGGTTCGCCAAGGAGATCATCTCCGCCGAGCGGGGTCGCCTGCTCGAGGGTAATAAGCCCAACGCCTCCATCATCCGAGAGATCCGCGGGCTCCTGGCGCAGTTCAACTTCGAGGAAGTCGAGGAGGAGCAGGACGACAGTGACCCGCTTGACGCCGAGCTACCGGAATGGGATGAGGACGACCTACAATGACAGCACCTGCATTACAACTCGTGTGGGACGCCGGGAATGACCCGACGTTCGGTGGCGGGGACGGAGACGGGCCCGCCATCATTACGTGCGGCCACTGTGACGCTGAGTCCTGGACGTTGTGGTCCGATGGAACCGTCGGCTGCGGGTCCTGTGGCGTCGAGTACGACGTCCATAAGATCCTGGAGGCATCTGATGGAGCTGAATAGCGATTTCACCATCGCCTGGTTTATCTGGGGCGGACTCTTCGCTGCCATCGAGGGCGTCGCCCTATTCAACAAACGCGAAGGCGATACGCTCTCTGAGCACGTCTGGAAGTGGTTCCAGGTGAAGAAATCAAACCCCAAGGCCTTGGCTTTGCGGACAGGCCTGTTCGGATTCATGGCGTGGCTGACCGCCCACTTCGTGTTCGGCGTCTGACTCCGTACATTAATCATGTACGTTGACAGAAAGTGAACACCCTCTGAGACGCAGCGACAGGCCCGTCACGGGCCGCTAGCTCCACCCCACCCAACCGTACCAGCTAGGCCTAAAAGCTCCTCCTGCGTCCATACAGGAGCGAGACGAGGGGTGTCCTGCCTATCCACCCGCTTCCGAGGAGATCTCCATGCCGAAACAGACCGAATCCCGCTCCGAGAAGCGCCTGAAGTCCAACTTTGCCCTGTTCGTCTGGTACGTCTTCACGAAGTTCCTGGTACTCCCATCACCCACCAGGGTCCAGAAGGACATCTGCAAGTGGCTCCAACACGGCCCCCGCCGGCGGATGGTGCAGGCGTTCCGGGGCGTGGGGAAGTCCTGGCTGACGGCCCTGTTCGTGGTGTGGATGTTGTGGAAGAACCCGCAGATTAAGATCATGATTGTCTCCGCCACCGAGCAGAAGGCGATTGAGATCTCGACCTTCATCCGGAACATCATCGAGCTGGTTCCGGACCTCCACCACCTGCGGCCCAAGTCCACCCAGCGGGACTCCATGCTCGCCTTCGACGTGGGCCCCGCCCGCCCGGCGCAGGCGCCCAGCATCCGCGCAGCGGGCATCCTGGGCCAGCTCACCGGCGGCCGTGCGGACATCATCCTGGCCGACGACATCGAGATCCCGAAGAACTCCGACACGGAGATCAAACGGGAGCAGCTCGAGAACGCCACCCGCGAGTTCGCCGCCATAATGTCCCCCGGAACCGAGGTAGTGTACCTGGGGACCCCACAGACCGCCGAGTCGATCTACACCAAGCTCCCCGAGAAGGGCTACACGATCCGCGTGTGGCCGGCCCGGTATCCCACCGAGGCCAACCGGGGGCACTACGACGACTGCCTGGCGCCGATGCTCCTGAACGACCTGAAGGAGGACCCGGACCTGGCGAAGTGCATCGGGTCCATGTGCGGCGGGGCGCCCACCGACCCTGCCCGGTTCTACGACGAGGACCTGCAGGAACGCGAGGGCGAGTACGCCAAGTCGGGCTTCATGCTTCAGTTCATGCTGGACACCCGGCTGAGCGATGCCGACCGCCACCCGCTGAAGCTGCGGGACATGATCGTCCTGGATCTGAATCCGGACATCGCCCCGGTAAAAGTCGCCTGGGCTTCCAGCCCGGATCTGGTGGTGAAGGACCTGAGCAACCCTGGGTTCACCGGCGATCGCTTCCACCGGCCCATGTACGTCTCCGACGAGTGGACCGAGTACACCGGCGCCGTGATGATCATCGACCCGTCCGGCCGCGGGGCCGACGAGTGCGGGTATTGCGTGACGAAGTTCCTCCACGGGATGGTCTACTGCACGGCGTGGGGCGGGTACACCTCCGGGTACGACGATGAGACCCTGGAGGGGCTCGTGAAGACCGCCAAGGACCACAAGGTCAAGAAGATCATGGTGGAGTCCAACTTCGGCGATGGGATGTTCACGAAGCTCCTGCAGCCGTGGCTTAACCGGATCTATCCCTGCACCGTCGAGGAGTACAAGGTCACCGGCCAGAAGGAGCGCCGGATCATCGACAAGCTCGAGCCGGTCCTAAACCAGCACCGGTTGGTCATGGACGGCACCGTCCTGGCACGGGACCTTCAGGCCGACGACAAGCGCCGGGGCTGCTACCAGCTGACCCACCTGACGGCCGAGCGGGGCGCTCTGCGCCACGACGACCGGGTGGAGGTCCTGGCCGAGGCGTGTGCCTACTGGACCCAGCACCTGGGGTGGCGCACCGAGGACTCGGAGAAGCGCCACGCCGAGAAGCTGAAGGACCAGATGGTCAAGGAGTTCGTCAAGGACGCCCGTGGCTCCGTGCCCCGCCGCCGCGGCAGCAGGCGTGGGCGGGCCCGTAGGCTTCGTCAGAGGGCCTGAGTGGGGCTCTGAGGCCCGTTTGGGGCCTTAGGTATCCTACCCTACCGGGTAGACCAAACGGCGCTCAGAGAGGCTTACAGAGCCTCTCACGGCCTATGGCCCTTGGCTGACTGTAAGCCGGCCCCTCGGCTATATGTAAATGGATGGAGGTGGAGGTAGAAATGGATGAGCCTGAAAGCCCATTCTACGAGCCTGATGAATTAGGGCCCCCCTTTGAGAGATCCCCCGGTCAGCCCCCTATAGAGATACTCTTAGAGAGAACCAAGGGATACCCGAGGGATACCCAAGGGTGTCTTTGGGTTCCCCTTTGGGCCAGTCCCAGGTACACCCACCGGATACCCAAGGGAGAGCCCAAGAGAGCACCGAGTGTGGTCCCTTGGATTCCCCCGGTGGGGGTGGAGGCTCCCGGTGAGCCCATCCTCCACCACATCCCCTATGTCCAGTCCCATGGACGTAATGCTGAGTAATGAGCGGGGTCCGGGACACAAGGCTGGTGGTCAGTCCCGTCATATCCTTCGCACAAAACCTCGGCGTTTGTCAGGTTTTGCCGAGGGTCCCCGCCTTGCGGCCAGTCCCCGGCGCCCTGACCCGGATTGGTTATGGTGTAATCGCGCGACCCACCTCCTTAACGTGCGAAGTGCCGCAGCGCCCCCATAGGGGCCCTCGCGGCCTCGCGCGCGCCCGCGCGTTCGCGCCCGCGCATCGCGCGCCCCCACGCACGCTGCGAAGGTCGACCCACCAGGGGGGTGTGCGGCGCGTCGATTGGCACGCTGGGCGGCACACTGTTCCCAGCGGGCCCGCCAGGCGGCGCCGTGCTCCGTGCATTGTGCCCGATGGTGCCCACCAGGGGCGCACCAGGTACCACAAAGCGGCCAACGGGCTGCGCGTTTTGCCTGCCGCCCGCCCGTTCCCCTGATTGTTTTTGCGCCCTTGTCCGTTGCCTGTCCTGTTACCAGCTACCGGGGACTGGCCACCACCAACTACCAGGGACCGACCGTGACAGACTGGCCAACGGGCCATACCAGGGACTGGCCGCAAGGCAGCCCACCGGGGCACCTGCGGGGGGCCCTTCCCGTGTCGCCCAACGCTGGCCGCAGGGTAGACGGACGGTCACCTGGCGACCACCTGGCGACCACCTGGCGACCACCTGGCGACCACCAGCGGCGCACACTTCGATCCCGCCAGGGCGCCGCCAGGTGCCGCCTGCAGGGCCCTGGCAACCCCTCAGATCACTAACAAGAATGAAAAAATAACTTCCCACGGATCAATGACTTACGGCCATCCTCGACACAAAATGCATCGGACCGCTTGCGTTATGCTCTCGGTTCCGGTAGCTTACACCCAGCGACAGCGACGCGGCTCCCTACCGCCGAACAAAGGCCGGCCCTT